GGTTTCCTCACCGGCGTCGTTCTCGGTGATTTTTGCGTAATACAGTCTGTCAAGACCGATCGTTGCCATAATTCATTCCTCCAGTTCGTAGATTTGCGCCACATCAATGGCGTAGTGATGGTAGCCGGTCTCGGTTTCAAAGCCGATGTACCGGCGGTCGGTAATATAAAAGTCCGCACCCAGCAGGGCACGGACGATTGCATTTTTCAGTTTGGTGTAGCTGCCCTTCGAGAAGAGGGACAGCCGTGCCTCCTGCGTTTCGCAGCCGGGAGCATTATCGGCGTGAAGCTCGAAGCTGTCCGACAGCGGCGTGATCACCAGATAGGTGTCCGGGGCTTTGCCGGAGAACACACCCGTTTCCACTGGAGCACCGCAATGCTCGGCGATGGTTTGTAAATCGGATAGCAGGCTCACAGCTTTCCCACCTCCTCATCCAGTGCCTTGGTCATGGCATCGATACATTCCTGCCGGGACGCTGTTTTCGCGGGTTTCAGAAACGGCTTTGCGGGCTGCCCGTGCTTGCCGTATTCGAGAATGTTGGCAAGTTTGGCATTGCTGCCGCCGTCCGAGCGAGGCTCAGCGAAACCGACCTTGATGTCGTGGTTTCCGTCCCGGTTCAGCTTGGAGGGAGAAAGGCCGAGTGCGCCTTCCAGTTCGCCCGTGGTGCGGGATTTGAACTTTGTCCCTCTGCCGATGACGGAGGAAAGATTGCTCTTGACCTTCTTCAGCACCACCTCGCCACCGGCCTGCAGGACGGTATCCGCCACGCTGTCAAAGTTGCTGCCGAGCCTGGATATCTTTAGAAGGAAATCCTCCGGCATTTTCATGTCGCACTTAGCCAACGGTCGGCACCTCCTTCTTTGCCAGCAACTCAATGTACATCCCACGCCCCTTTACATCCTCCACGGACACAATGTCGTAGCGACAGTCATCGCAGATGAGAAACTGGTCGGTAGTGACCGTCAGCCCAGGAATACATCGAAAGCGGAACAGGTCGGTCGCTTCACTGAATGCAGCGAGGTTTGCCCACCGCTGACTGCCGTGCCGACCTTCCCGGTATACACGGACGGAAGCGAGGACTTCATTCTCGGAATGGATGAAGCCCTCGCTGTCCTTGACCTGCCTGGTTTTCACAATGTCGGCAAAGCCGTTCATTTTTCCAAAACTCATACCTGCCACCGCCTATCCAAGCGGAGCAGCAGATTGACGGTGTTCCACACCTGCTGCGCCGCTCCGGTGTTATCCGCAAAGAAGCCGCCCGTGCTGCCGTCCCGGCTTTCGTAGAAGTGGGATGACAGCATGATAACGGCTTGCTCTGTGGTGGCTGGCATGGGATTCTCCTTATAGAACCCCTCCGGGATGTGCTGGTAGCTTTCGGCGTAAGAAACAGCGGCGGTGATGTAGCCTTTCAGCAGCTCATCATCCGCCGTATGTTCCAGGATAAGGTTGGCTTTTACTTTGGAAAGAAGCTCGTCTATCACCGCCGCCTCCTTCCTTATTCGGTTTTCAGCTTGAGGATCTGAACGGCTTCGGGGAGAATAAGTTTGCCGTCCACACGCTCTTTAGCCACGAAACCGATCATACCGTTGCCCGCGAACAGCTCGTTGAGCTGCTTGAAGGAACGGGTGCCGCGGTCGCCGATGTTGTAGTAGCTGTAATCGCCGAAAGCGATAGCATTCTCCGGAGCATACGCAGAGGTATGAACCGTGTAGCCGAGAATGCGGTCCGGTTCGCCTGCCTGATAGGAAGGCTGCCAGATATACGCACCGTTGTTGTCCTTCAGCTTGCGGATCTGCGCGATAGTCTTGTCGTTCATGATGAAAGAGGCAGACTTGCGGTAGGGACGCTTCAGCGCATGGATGAGGGTGATGAGGTCATCGCTCTTGAGTGCGGCAGTAAGCGTTTCTGCCACATGACCACCGCCGGTTTCCGCAAACAGGCCAAGCGGCTGACCGACACCGGTGCCGTTGAGGAATGCGTCCTCCTCGGCATTGGCGAGTGCCTTGCCAAACTCGGTGAGAATGTAATCCTCCAGCTTGAACGCATTGTCGTAGAGCAGTTCCTCGGTCACCTTGATAGCGACATGGAGCTTGTGCGCGTCCAGAAGGATCTGTGCAAAGGTTGCGTCACCGAAAGAGAGTGCGCCGCCTTCCTCAATCCACGCAGCGGCAGGCGCAGTCGCTGCAATGTTGATTTTATGCTCACCGGATGTGGTGATGGTGTGACCGAGCTTTCGCATGATGTTTTCCTCGGAAAGCGTCTGAATAAGGCGGGAATCATACTCCTCGGGTACGAGGTAGCCGCCGTCAGCGTCAACACCCTCTCGAAGGACATCGCTCACCTGGTGGAAGTTGCTGCGAAGGGCGGTAAGCATTCCGGTGCGGTAGGCGTCGGAAGCACGACCGGTCTTGGGCTTCTCGTTAGCGGTGGACTTGCCGTTCATGGGCTTCTCGGTGATGGGAGAGGAAGTGGGCCTGTTCAGCTGCGCTTCCATTGCGGACATGGCTTCCATGCGCTCAATCTCGGCACCGTAGTCCTGCACCTTCTTTTCCATCTGAGCATAGGTCTTGGCATCCTCTTCGGAAAGAAGGCCGTCCTTGTCGCGCTTGGTCTCCACAAATGCCTTTGCAGCGTTCCAAGCCTGGTTGCGCTTTTCACGCAGTTCGTTGATAGTCATATAAATTACCTCCAGTTTTTAATGAGATTGAGCCGATCCATAAGGTCATCGGCTTTTTGTGTACGGTTGGATTTTGGGGTGATGGCGCACTTTGCAGCGATCTTCTCCATGAGAGAGTTCACCACATTCGTCTTGGAATACAGCATGGAAACGGCAGGCGTGGGTACCTCTTCGGATTCCGAGTTTCTCTGCATGATCCCGTCCGCAAAGCCGAGTTCCACAGCCTTGTTTGCGTCCATCCAAGTTTCGGCATCCATGAGGTGCGAGAGCTTGGCACGGGAAAGCCCCGTCTTGATCTCATAGGCGTTGATGATAGAATCCTTCACGCTGCCGAGCATTTCGATGGCTTTCTGCATTTCCTCCGAATTGCCGAATGCTGCCGTCATGGGGTTGTGGATCATGAGCATGGACACGGGAGATACCAGCACCTTCGTGCCTGCCATAGCAATCACGGATGCTGCGGATGCCGCAATGCCATCGATTTTCACGGTCACATCACCCTTGTAGTCCATGAGCATATTGTAGATTTGAGCCGCCGCCACGCAGTCACCACCGGGACTGTTGATCCACACGGTAATATTTCCGCTGCCGGACATGAGCTCGTCCTTGAAAAGCTGCGGGGTGACATCATCGTCAAACCAGCTTTCCTCGGCGATGGTCCCGTTCAGGAACAGGGTTCTTTCCTGTGTCTGTTCCTGCGTCTCCGAATTCGTCACCGTTCGGCTCTTCCAATTCCAAAATTTCTTCATCGGTTTTTTCCTCCTTTCCGTCATCGGTAGGTGTATCTGCAAAAGCCCCGGCATTCTTCAGTGGGAGCATATTGCCGTTGATGAGGTACAAGTCGCCGCCATCCTCTGCCGGGATACGGTCGAGGTTTTCCAGTTCCCGGATGTCATTTGCGGACATCCAGCCGTTCTGACGCCCGATGGCGTACCCGTTCATGCGGCTCTGATAGTCGCCGCGAAGCAGACCTTCCACATTGAATTTTGCAAAGTACTTCTTCTTTTCCTCGGAGTTCAGCAGGGAGCGTTGAATGGACTGCTCCCAACGGATGACCCAGGGATCGAGGGTGTATTTCACAAACTCAAGGGACTGCTGCTCAATATTAGAAAAGCTCGACTTTTCCAGATCGCCGACCATGTGGGGCGGGACTCGGAAAATTCGAGCAATTTCATTGATTTGGAATTTTCGTGTTTCGAGGAACTGCGCTTGCTCCGGCGAGATACCGATGGGTGTGTATTTCATGCCTTCCTCCAGCACGGCGATCTTATTGGCATTGCCGCTGCCGCCGAAGGTGGACTGCCAGCTCTCCCGCACCCGTTGCGGGTCTTTGATCGTACCGGGGTGTTCCAACACACCGCCTGGTGCAGCACCATTGGCGAAGAACTTTGCACCATACTCCTCACAGGCAATAGCCATGCCGATAGCGTTCTTTGCCATAGCGATGGGGCTGTAGCCAACCAAGCCATCGAAGCCGAGTCCGGGGATATGCAGCACATCCGAGGGCTGAAGCGTTACGGCGAACTCCTTGTTCTTGATAGCCTCGTCTGTGCCACGGTAATAGGTGTAGTACAGGCGACCATCCTCGTCTCTGTCCACCGACATCTTGTTCGGCATCAAAGGGTACAGGGCAACGATCTCGTTCTTTCCGTTTCGGATGATCTGCGCATAGGCATTACCCCAGAGGAGCAGATGTGTCATGAGCGTTTCCCGGAACACGAAAGAACTCATCTCCGGGTTCGGCTCATCGTGGAGTAAGCGGTAGAGCGGATGGTCGAGCGCCATTGCCTTGCCGCCACTGTCCGTGTATTTATAGAGGTGCAGCGGCAGACCTGCGACAGCCTCAGACAGGATGCGGACACAGGAATACACGGCGGTCATCTGCATGGCGGAGCGTTCCGTCACCGCTTTACCGGAAGTAGTACCGCCGAAGAAAAAGGCGTAGTTGCTGCCCGTCGTGCGGTTTTGAGGCTTGTCCCTGGATTTGAACAGCCCTGAAAAGATACCCATAGTAAAACTCCCTTCATATAAACAAAATGCCTCGGTTATCATAAACCGAAGCGCCATTATCGTTGCCGCAGCGGATAGCGCGGTCAAGTGCCATAATCGTTGCCACAGCACCATCGATTTTCTCTGTGGATTTCTCTTTGTCCGGCTTGATGTTTCCGGCAGGGTCGGTGCGGATGAAAATGTTGTCCATCATCCAGCGGAGGACAGGATGCCCGCCGTGGGCAATGCGCTGTTCCAGCACCAGTTTCATCAGCTCCTTGGTGGGCGGGGACATATCCTTGAAGCCCTGTCCGAAAGGAACGACCGTGAAGCCCATGCCCTCAAGGTTCTGCACCATCTGCACAGCGCCCCAACGGTCAAAAGCGATTTCTCGAATATTAAAACGCTCACCCAGGCTCTCGATGAACTTCTCGATGTAGCCGTAATGAACAACATTACCCTCAGTGGTCTGTAAAAAGCCTTGCCGCTCCCATACATCGTATGGCACATGGTCACGCCGGACTCGAAGGTCGAGGTTGTCCTCCGGTATCCAGAAGTACGGCAGGATGATGTACTTGTCGTTCTCATCTTCCGGCGGGAACACAAGCACGAATGCCGTAATATCCGTAGTGGACGAGAGGTCAAGGCCGCCGTAGCAGACACGGCCTTCCAGATCGTCCTCGCTGACGGCAAACTCGCATTTATCCCACTTGTCCATTGGCATCCAACGCACCGCCTGCTTGACCCATTGATTCAAACGAAGCTGTCGGAAGGCGTTCTCCTCGCCGGGGTTCTGCTTGGCAGACTCGCAGGCGTCTTTGACCTTGTCGATGCCGACCGTGATGCCGAGGGAGGGATTGGCTTTCTTCCAAACCTTCGGGTCCGTCCAATCGTCCGATTCCTCCGCACCGTAGATGACGGGATAGAAGGTGTGGTCGATCTTGCGTCCCTCGATGATGTCCTTTGCCTTCTGGTGGATCTCATAGCAGATGGACTTCGTATCATTGCCGGCCGTGGTGATGAGGAAATACAGCGGCTGCATCCGGGCATCGCCGGAGCCTTTGGTCATGACATCAAAGAGTTTGCGGTTGGGCTGGGTGTGCAGCTCGTCGAATACCACACCGTGTGTATTGAAGCCGTGTTTGTTGCCGACATCGGCGGAGAGCACCTGGTAGATACTACCCGTTGGCTGATAAATGAGCCGCTTCTGGGAATCCAGTATCTTGACCCGCTTGGAGAGCGCAGGACACATCCGCACCATGTCAGCCGCCACATTGAAAACGATGGATGCTTGCTGACGGTCGGCGGCACAGCCGTAGACCTCGGCGCGTTCCTCTCCGTCACCGCAGGTGAGCAGAAGCGCCACGGCAGCGGCAAGTTCCGATTTGCCTTGCTTCTTGGGGATCTCGATGTAGGCGGTGTTGAACTGCCGATAGCCGTTGGGCTTGAGGACACCGAAAATGTCCCGGATGATCTGCTCCTGCCAGTCAATCAGCTCAAAGGGCTTTCTCGCCCAGGTGCCCTTGGTATGGCAGAGGCTCTCGATGAACATCACGGCATAATCCGCTGCGTCCACATCGTAGCGGGAGGTTTTCTCCATGAACCTTGTCGGCTTGTAGTTTTTCAGCTTTCGCAATTTCTCACCCCCTCCGGCAGAGCAATAAAAATAGCCGCCACCGAAATCGGTGCGACCTTCCGTACAACGAGCAGCAGCCCCTTTCGGAGCCGTTGCTTTGAAATTTCGGTTTTTTACCAGTTCTCGCTGTGGAGCAGAAGCTCCAGCGCAAGCTGCGTGTTCTCATCGGTGGGCTCAATGTCCCAGCCTCTGTCGTAGTTGCAGACAATGTATCCGTCCCGCTTGAGCATGAGCTTGGAAATGCGTTCGCCGTCGATGCCCCACTCAGAACCTTTGTCGTACTGCTTCAGCCAGTAGTGAAAAACTTCGCCGTTTACCTTGATGCTGCTTTCTTTCCACATAACCGTGTACCTCCGTTTGTTTTGTTGTGAGTGTATATTACCGTCATGTCCGGGATATATCCAGTCATTTCGGAGGCATAAACTACACAATCATTCGGAGTAAAAACTGTGTATATTACAGCGTTATTCCGGCTGGCGGCAGCGGTGAATGGAGGCGATGATCTGCTCCTGCTCCTCCGGTTTTACGCCGATGGAATCGAGCGCCTCCCGTGTGCCACAATCCGGGCAGATGAGTGTTTCGTTGTCGAGCCTTGAAAGAGCCGGATGCTCCCGGTAAGCTTGCCCGCACCTGGGACAGACTGATATTCGGATGATTTTATTTTCCCTCATGATGTTCCTCCCCACATTTGAGATAAGCGTCTATCAGCACAAGCCGGTCAAAGCCAAAATCGTCGTAGCCCTGGATGCAGGTCTGCATATAAGGGATGGACGGAATGCCGATGGGCCTGTCCTCATGCATGATGTACACGAATACCCGTCGCTTACGGATTTTGCCCGTGCGGATACCCTTGATTGGTAGGGTCAACTCCTTCTTGTAATAGAAGTTCGGGAAGCCCTCGTAACGGTCCAGGGCTTTTTCATCCTCTGCGGTGACTTCCCATACAGCAACAGGAACCGAGATGCCGGACTTCTTTTCCACCGTAAGGTAAGAGCCTGTTTTGCTGCCCTTGAAAAGCAGTTCGTAATCCTTGAGAACCGATGTGCCGATGATCCGTGCCGACGGGCAGCGCATCCGCATCTGGCGGATATTGAGGTTGCTGCCGTAGGCGATGTAATAGCGTTTTTCCATAAAAAATACTCCTTTCCGAAGTTGCCTTCTACCACCGAAAGCCCGCCATCAGCGGGTTCGGGGGCCTCTGGGCTGCGTCCTTCAAGCGGCTGCTCTGCCGCTGCGGAAGGCTGCATCCCCATCCAGGCGCTTCGTGAGGAGCTCTCTTGCGGTCTTGAACTCGTCGCCAATAAAGCCGAGGCGAAGGAGCCAAGTGCGCATTGCGTATTTGGGGTTCTCGTTCTGCTGGGGCTTGGGGCTTGCGGTTCTGACCGTCTTTGCCATCTGGCTCAGGGCGAGGCACAGCTGAATGTAACTCTTGAGCTGCCCAGCGTGGAGTCCGTTCTGCTTGCCGTCTGCCGGAGCATCGAACTGGAAGAGCCGGAACTCGACCGTTCCCTTGGTGAAGGTGGCGTGGAGGTTCAGCATATGGTAGCGGCTGTCGTTGTAGTGCTGGCTTCTGCCGTAGTCGGCGTTCTGGCTGCCGTACCAAATATCAGCCAAGGCTGCCATGGTGGTGGGTTTTCTGTTGTTCAGCCGTTCCAGGAATCTGGGGTCAACCGTGCGGCAGTAGCGGCTGATGCGGCCTCTGTCGAGGTTCAGTGCGCTTGCCAGGAGGTCTTCGTGGCTTGCCATGATGTTTGCGAGGTTTCGGAGCGTTTGGGGCGTGTGCCCCTTGGCGCCGATGTGGATGTGAACACCGCAGCCTCTTGTGGCATCACTTTTTGCTCCGGCTTTGCGGAGGCGGCGAACCAGCTCCTGCAAGGTCTCCATGTCAACGTAGGTGAGGATCGGCGTGACCATCTCGCATTTCTCGCTGTCCGGGCCCGCGATGCTGACGTCCTTCTGGAATTTCCACTCGCGTCCGCTCTCATCCCAAGCAGACCAAGTGCAGTAGCCGTTGCGGCAAGCGGTGTTCTCGTACCGCCCGGTACCGAAGAAGGTGGCTGCCAGCCTTGCGGCCTTCTCTCTGGTGATGCTGTTCATTTCGACCTCGACCCCGATGGTCTGCTTCTTCATTTCGGCTACCTGGTTTTCTGTTCTCTGGCTCATGTTTGTGACCTCCGTTTTGGTTTGTTTTCCCTTTCGGTAGTCACATATTACCTCTGAAAGCACACTATATCCAGCTATATCTGAGCTATAAACTACACGATCTTGTGGTTCGGAAACTGTGTATATTACAGCAGTTTACGGCAAATGTCCTCCCCGTAAGCCACGCTCAGACCGCAGCCGTTATCCCAGGCAACCATGATGCTGCCGATGTCATCCACACCTCGCACGGTGCCTTTTGTGCCGACAGGCGGTGCCTGTGGGTCATCCATCTGAACAAGCTCCACACGGGTGCCGACCGGGTATTCCTTACGGATACGCTCGACCGTCTCTTTACTCGGAAATCTCATGCTGCGCACCTCCGTTTCTGAAAGCCGAAGAGCCGGAGAGGTTCTTCAGCAGGATTTTTCGAGCAGCTTTGTATTCATCACCAATGAAACCCAGCCGAAGCAGGAAACAACGGAATGCGTACTTCTCATTTTCAATCGGTTTTTCGGAAGAATTGACACGGCTTTGATTTCGTGCCATTTCGCACAGCTTGCAGATAAAGGTGTCGTAGGCTTTCATCTCGTCCGGGGTTGGAGTCGCCGGGAACCAAGGGAAGGATACCTTCGTGTCCGTGATCTCCAACGGCAGATCGTCCACACCAAGGGCTTTCTTGATAAGACCACCCTTGGCGGCAATGAGTGCCTTGAGGTTTTCCAGATTGCTGTCGGTGAACAGGCTCCTCGGCATGGAAATGCAGACGGCGCAAGGCTCTTCCACGTCATCAGTGTGGTTCTGGTCGATGTCAAAGCCCTCATCGTAGATGTGCTGAAGAAGTCGCTCGATGACCTCGCTGTCGGCACGGTCATCAAAGGAAAGGCTGCCGTTTCGGTCGATGGTGAAGTAATCCACCTCATAGTTGAATGTGGGTGCGCCACAGTACTTTGCGGGGGCACCGAGCCAGTCGGAGATGGTCTGCACCAGCCGCTTGCGCTCTGCGCCCTGTGCATGGATTGTAATCGTCATGTTCGTGACCTCCTTGTTTTATGGTAGTCACATATTACCGTCAGGTTGGGCACTTATCCAGCTATATCTGCACATTTCCGGTGTAGATTATATCGGCGCATTATCGCCGCCGGACTGTGCATACCACACAATTCCGCAGAGCACGAACCATACGCACGGCAGTGCCACGCCGTTGCCCCACATCTTATACTCCGCACTGTCCGAGTATGGATTTTTCAGCCACTTGGCGATCTGCTTGTCGGACTTCATCTTGCAGCCGGTCACTTCAGAGTAGGTCTTGAACGCCTTGTGCCAGAAGTACATTTCCTCATCGGTCGGCTTTTCCGTGCCGAGATCGGCGCACCAGTTGTCCGGGAAGCCTTGAAGTCTGGCGCACTCGGTTGGCGTCAAACGGCGGACGGTGTATCCGCTTTGGATAGCGCCCGGCCCTTTTGCCACCAGTGTCGGCTGAAGCTCTTTCTCAAAGGTCGGAGCGAACTTGGCGTTCTGCCCCTGGTTGAAGGTATCTCTGCCGATGCCGTAACAAACAGCGGTGGGGTCTTTGTAGTCCCGTGCGAGGACAGTCGGTGCTTTTTCCTTGGAAACCTGGGTGAAGCTGCCCGTTGTCATGCTGTACACGGCATGGCGGTCAACGGTATTTAAGGTGAAGCTGACATCTTCGTTGATGCCGTCTCCCTGGGGGCCGTTCCTGTCCTCGCGGCCGATCATGGAGCCCTGCAGCACATAGGTCTGCTGTTTCGTCCCGGCATTAGCACACACAACAGCGGAGCGGTCTCCGAGGTCACGAACCTCATCCCGCTGATTCTGCGTGAAAGCGACAACAGCAATTCCGCCCTGATTGCAGGAGGGGTTGCCGCCGTTGCCGTCAAGCGTCCGTGCGGTTTCCGCTTCGTAGATTCCACTGTGGGGATTGTCCGACTTCATGGCGTTGGAGTCCTTGGAGCAGATGCCGAATGGCTGAAGGACGCAAGTGAAATTGTCTTTGTCCGGCATCCTCTGATTTCCTCCGGCATTCTGCTTGGTGAGGGTCGGAGAAACCTGCCCGCCGTCCCAGCCGCAAGGCTCGAACAGCGTCTGGTCGTTGTTGCAGGACAGAGTTGCGGATTTGTTCTCTTGGATGAGAGGTCCCTTGCCGCCACCTTCACAGCCGGAGCGAATCTTCATCACAAGCGGCACATTGTTGCCACCTGTACCCATGTGGGAGGTCAGCGTCTGCACATTGCCGTCCTCGGAAAGTTTGACCCTGCTGTCGGTCGGATGGTTTTCCAGCGCCACCGCCGCAGGAACAACGCCTGCCCGAAGTGTGGGAGAACACTCTTCCTCATAGCCGATGGTGCGGCTCTTTGCGGAATGCTCGGTGCAGAAGCCCGCCGACTCCATGACACATGGCGGATGATGCGCTTCTGCTCGGAGTGTGGAGGTAACCTCCTCGGTGACATCCATTCGGTTGCCGCCCTGGTCATTCAAAACAATGCCGTTACGACCGGTACTCATTCCGCAGTTCACGCCGAGGGTGGCGGAAGTGTCGTCCGTCAGACTGCCGTTGTATCCATCGAAGCCTGTCGCTCCAGCGCAAGGCGTAAAACTTCCGGCAGCTCTTTGCCACGAGCGGAAGCCCTCCGCAGAATACCCAGACAGGCCTTCTGACTCAAATAATATTTTTCCGGCACTTCCGCCTGCAAGATCTGCGACAAGGTAGATGCGGCGTCTTCGCTGGGGAACTCCCCAGTATTGTGCGTCAAGAGTTCGGTACGCAACGCTCCATCCATCTCCCATGTATAAGTCGGCGTAGGGCCATCGTGCCTTTTCAGGCATAGGCACCTCGGCATTCGGCTCGGCGATGCCGATGACCGCTTCGAGGACGGCTTTGAAGTCCTCACCCTTGTTCGAGGAGAAGGCTCCGGGAACATTCTCCCAACAGATCCATCTTGGATATTTGCCATCGGTGGCACACCTCATTTCTTTGATGATTCGGACGGCTTCATAGAAAAGGCTGGAACGCGCTCCGACCAAGCCGTCTCTTCGGCCTGCCACGCTCATGTCCTGGCACGGTGAGCCGAAGGTGATAATGTCCACGGGTTCGATTCTGCCACCGTCCATAGCGGAAATGTTCCCGTAATGCTTCATAAAAGGCAGACGCTTGGTGGTCACCCGAATGGGAAATGGCTCGATTTCCGAAGCCCACACGGGAGTGATACCGGCAAGCAGTCCGCCCAACGGAAAACCCCCGGAGCCGTCAAACAGGCTTCCGAGGGTCAAAGGCTTTTCAGTTTTCATCTGGATGCCTCCAATCGTTCTCTCAGCGCAGTGTAGAACGCTCTGCTTCGGATAGACTTTCCGGCAGCCGTCCACTCGCGCTCCAGCAAAAAACGAACCTCCAAATCCTCCACGCTGTAGTCGGCACGGAAGTTTCGCCAGGTTCGTTTATCCCATGTTTTCAGTTGCTCCCAAAGCCCTGGAAAGTGCTGATGCAGCTCCCGCAGCTCCGTCAACGATTGCAGCGGACAGCACCAGCAGGACACGCGCTTGAAATGCTCATACAGGCCATCCCAATCATATCCACGCTCATAGCAGTACCGCAGGCAGTCGCGCTCCGTCCAGCCCCAATCCACCAACGGGTGTCGGTGGTTGGGATTCTGATTGTTCGCTCGTTCCAGACGATATTGCTCATCGGCGGCAATGCCGACATATTCAATGACCTCATACTGTTTCCGCAGTTCCCTCAGAAAACGCTCTCGCGGCATCGCCTTGAGCCGTGTGGTACACCACCGCTGCCGAGGGCCAGGCCATCCGTAGCCATTCAATTGCGCTCCGTATTGCCGGACGACAGGCGAATCTGCACTACGCCGTACCGGAACATCAAACATGAATTCCTCATAGGTATGCTCGTCTCTGACGCTGGTAATTTTCCGACCGATGTCCTTTTCAACCTTTGCGATATGATCATACATAGCAGGAAATTCAAGCCCTGTATCACAGAAAAGAATGCAGTCAATTTTCATGTCGCGCTCCAGCATCCCAAGAAGCATGGCGGTTGAGTCCTTGCCGCCGGAAAAGGAAACAAGGTGATATTGCTCTTTCACGCTCACACCTCCGGTGCGGTATTTGCCACCTCAGTGAAGGGCAGTACTTTCCCATCCCGCAGAACGCTGACCTTTTCATCCGAGCCGACCTGCTCGATGTACCGTTTTACGATGACGTCGCAGAACTTCTCATCCAGTTCGATGGTATAGCAGATGCGGTCGGTCTGCTCACAGGCAATGAGCGTAGAACCGGAGCCGCCGAAGGGGTCGAGCACCACGGAGTTTGCCATAGAGCTGTTCTGAATGGGATAGGCAATCAGTGGAATCGGCTTCATGGTAGGATGGTCGCCGTTTTTCTTGGGCTTGTCGAACTCCCAGATGGTGGACTCTTTGCGCCCGGTGTACCACTGGTGCTTGCCTTTCTTCTTCCAGCCGTAGAGGCACGGCTCGTGCTGCCACTGGTACGGGGAGCGTCCCAGCACCAGCGACTGCTTCTTCCAGATACAGCAGCCGGAGAGATAGAACCCAGCAGCGTCAAAAGCCTTTCGGAAGTTCAGCCCCTCGGTGTCGGCGTGGAACACATAGATGGACGCATCGTCCGCCATGACCTTCTCCATATTGGAAAAGGCATCGAAGAGGAAGTCAAAAAACTTCTCCGATGCCATGTTGTCGTTTTTGATTTTCCCGGCACTGCCCTCGTAGTTCACATTGTAGGGCGGGTCGGTAATAACGAGGTTCGCCTTGCGGCCGTCCATGAGTGCGGTGTAGGTTTCCTCTTTTGTACTGTCGCCGCAGATGAGTCGGTGTCTGCCAAGTGTCCATACATCGCCCGGTTTTGAAAAGATCGGTTTTTGCAGTTCGGCATCCACATCAAAGTCATCCTCTTCGGCTTCGATGCCGTCATCAAAAAGTTTTGACAGCTCTTTTTCGTCAAAGCCGGTGAGAAGCGGGTCAAAATCTGCCGCCTGCAAAGACTCGATCTCCACACGCAGAAGTTCTTCATCCCAGCCTGCGTCCATTGCCATGCGGTTGTCGGCAATGATGTAGGCTTTTTTCTGCGCTTCGGTGAGGTGGTCGGCAAAGACGCACGGCACCTCAGAAATGCCTTCCTCCTTGGCGGCAAGAATACGACCGTGACCGGCAATAACGCCATAGTCACGGTCGATGATGACGGGATTGATAAAGCCGAACTCTCTAAGCGAGGAGCGGAGCTTATTGATCTGCTCCGGCGAATGGGTACGGGCATTGTTGACATAGGGAACCAGCTTCGTGACGGGGACGAGCTGCATTTCGGTCGTTGTTTTCATTAGACCAGCCCCCATTCTGCAAACTTCTCGAAGCCGCCGACCGAGCGGATGTAGTGCTGGGCGATCTCTACGATTTCAGCGTAGGGTCTGCCATTCACGGTATCATCCCCAATGGCGCAGCAGAGCGTCACAGCCTTGCCGGTCTCCTGGGCTTTGATAAAAGCGTAGATGTTGACGGATACATCTGCCTTGGAGAGATCCTTGCCGTGCAGACCGCCGCCGGTCACCGAGTCGGCCATATCTGAACCGAGCTTGCGGTTGGTTGCGCCGGTGTCCACATCGGTGCCGCCCGTCCAATCGCCCAGCGGATTGATCTCCGCATTGGGGTACAGGTTTCGGAGCGCATCCGATGACGCATTGCTCTGACAGAGAATGAGACGGTCGCCGTCCAGAATATATTTCCCGTCATAGGGATACACGGAGAAAATGTCCCGTGCGGTCTGCGAGAGCTTTTTCTGCTCCTCGGTCACGGGCATTCCTTTGAAGATGCCGTTATCGCCGCAGCGGATGCCGTTTGCCTGGTTGTCGGCGAGGTGACCGTCCTGCGGCACTTCCACATAATCCACGGCGAGATTTCCGGCAATGCGGTGGACGGCGGCGGTGACATCTGCCTTGTCCAGCATGACGGAAGTTTCCGCAATGATGTGGCAAACGCCATGGCCGATGAGGACTTCCACGGCAATGCGGGGATCGTTTTCTTTTCTGTATGCCAGGTCAACGAGCGCACCGGCAATTCTGTCTGCCACCTTATCCGGGTGGCACGGATTTACTTTTTCAAACATGGTGTTACCCCTTTCTCGCACGGAGCAGGCGTTCCATAAGGTCGTCCTGCGGCGTTGACTCGCCGTATTCCGTGCTGCAGTTTTCTTTCACGATCTGGAAAATCTCATTCCAGAGCCGAACCGCCTGGTTCATGTAGTTGATGCCGATATTGATAAACGGAGACGGGATCGGCTTTCCTGTGGTGGGGTGCTTGGAGAGGAAACCCATGCGGTTGGTCATTTCCTCGCACTGCACCCAACGGGCGGAACACATGGCGTAGCGCTCCAAAAGCTGCGGCGACACCTTTGCGGCACAGCCGATACCCTTGAGCCACTGCCAGGTTTCCGTGTAGATTTCCTGCGCCTGCAGCTGACTACCGTCCCGCTGCTCGGCGGAAAGAAAATCATGGGGCTTCGGCATAGCAACACCCTCGACTTCGGGAATGTCCAGCACTTCAAGTTTTCTGCCACCGGGATTCCCGTTTTCGGCCTTGTCCTTGACTGCGGATTTCTTCCTTCCCGCACCGGGTCTTGCGCCGCCGCGCCCGCCTGTGTTATTCGATTTTGTGGGCATCCGAGTTCACCTCCCTTAATTACCCTTTTGATTTCGCCTTTTTCGCGCACGTGACCCCGGGCCGTTGCCCGACCGAAAAGGTCCCGGAGATTTTCATCCCCCTACCGAGAGATGATTGCATTTTTTCTGTCTTGTGATATAATGTATTTATCAAAACTAGTTGGTTTTGGCTACGAGCATTTTTCTGTTAAACGGAATCCCAGTCGACACAGTTTCACTCTTCCTGACCTTAGTTCAAACACTAATTGCAGTCAGAAGTCTAAAGGAGGAACTTGAGATGGTAAACAGACATGACACGGTGGTATGCGGCGCGCACGGAGTGGCCTAGTTGTAGCTGTGGTGAACGCAGGGAAAATGTAAGGAGCTTTAACAAGTGCCGATAGCAGGTTCGAATCCTGCCCGCTCCGCCATATGAGGTCATCCTTCGGGGTGGCCTCTTTTTATCTGTCGCCGAGGTCGTGGTGGATCTTGGTGTGGCAGGACTGGCAAAGGCTCATAAGGTTGTCCCTTGCGTGAGTACCGCCTTTGGAAACGGGCAGGATGTGGTGAACTTCCTGTACCGGAGTTAACCGACCTTCCTTGAGGCACATCTCACAGAGAGGGTGTTCTGCCGCATAGCGGTCACGGATGCGTTTCCACGCTCTGCCGTACTTGCGGTTGACATCGGAGCTGCGCTCGTATTTGTCGTATTTGCGGCGTTCCTCCACACGGTGCTGTTCACAATACTGTCCTTCACAGAGGTTGGGGCAGCCGGGATGAGAGCAGGGTCTGAGTGGTCGCTTGGGCATTTGCTCACCTCCTTCGGGCATAAGAAAAGCCCCATGGGATTGCTCCCATGAGGCTGTCCTTGATTTTGTTGCTCTAATTATATCATATCACAATGGCAAGGTGGACATCTACGGACAAAGCAGGACATTTCGGGCGCATTTATATTACGATGGGATTTTCGGGGACTTTTACCTTGAGGAGAGCCTCGCCGTGCCAGCGGCGAATGGTTCTCGCATCGGCATTCAGTTCGTTTCCGATCTGCTCCCATGTACAGTTGTGAATGTAGCGGTAACGGAGAACGAGCCGCTCATCCGTATTCTGTACGGCTTCAATGACCGTCCGTATCTGCTTTTTCAGACAGACAAGGGTGTCGATTTCCTTGTTGATGGTGTCCTCCAAATCCATGATCTTTTCAAGGCTCCGTACAAAGGGGGCTTTCGTACTGCGGGAAGTCTGCACCTTTTCGCCCCAGGACGGAGAGGATATGCTGCTCGCCATTTCACGAAGCATGGTGACTTCTTCGATATTGGAGTTGATACGCTGATCGAGGCGGTAAGCCTGACTCAAATATTCCTTTGCTGTCATGCCGCCACCTCCGTTTGCAGTTTTCGCATCAGAAGCTCTCCGTCAACCGAAGTCAACGCGCTGTACCATGAGGAACGGAAGAAACTCTCACAATCATTCCTTATCTGCCTTGCTTCGGCATCCCTCGGATATTTCTTCAGCTTTTTCAGGGCTTTCATATAGTCCTTCGCCGCTTGGATCACTATGGCATTTGCCAGTTCTTCAAAAGGGTTCATATTCTGTACCTCCGATTCTTTATTTCACTCGGATCGGCACGGATTTTCATAGATTGTCACAGATTGGCTTTGACCGCCGCTATCAATGCGGACTGCGTCTTGTCCTTCCGCTGAAGGGCTTTCAGAATGTCCTCATCAATGGTGCCGGCGGTGATGATGTGCATGACCACCACGATATCGGAGGTTTGACCCTGCCGCCACAGCCGTGCGTTTGTCTGACTGTAAAGTTCAAGGCTCCACGTCATACCGAACCACACGATGGTACTGCCGCCGCTTTGAAGGTTCAGCCCGTGTCCTGCGGATGCCGGATGGATAAGGGCAACGGGCAGCTCGCCGTTGTTCCATCTGCGGATACTGTCGGAACTGTCCATCCGTGAAAGCGGGATATGCAGTTCGTGCAGTCTTTTTTCGATACGGTCACGGTCGGACTGATACCAGTATGCCACCAGAAGCGGTTTTCCGTTGGCGGCTTCGATGATGTCCTCCAAAGCGTCCAGTTTTCGGTCGTGGATGAGGTGGCATTTGCCGGACTCGTCATAAATCGCCCCGTTTGCCATCTGCGTCAGCTTTCCGCAGAGGACGGCGGCATTGGCGGCGGTAATCTCCTTGTCCTTTCCGAGTTTCATCACATACTCGGATTTAAAATCCTCATAGATCTGCGATTCCGCATCGCTCATTACGGCGGGATACGCTGTGCTGACCAGTTCCGGCATTTTTAGGTGGTCGGTGGACTTCATCGAAATGGTGATGTCGGAGATGGCATCATATATTGCCTGCTCCGCGAACGGCAGCGGCTTATAGGAATACACGATCTGACCGTTGCGTTTGTCCGGGGTGAAGTAGTTGAGGCGGTAGTTGGAGATGAACCGTCCGAGGCGTTTGCCCATATCAAGCACCCGGAACTCTGCCCATAAGTCCATCAGACCGTTTCCGGCAGGAGTGCCGGTCAGACCCACGATGCGTTTTACAAAGGGTCGGACTTTCAGCAGGCTCTTGAACCGCTTTGCCTTGCCATTCTTGAAGGAGGAAAGCTCATCGATCACCACCATATCGAAGTCGAACGGGATGCCGCTGTTCTCGATGAGCCATGAGACGTTCTCGCGGTTGATGATGTAGATGTGGGCTTTTTTCTTGAGAGCCGCTTTGCGTTCGGCTTCGGTGCCGACAGCCACGGAGCAGATGAGGTGCCGGAGATGATCCCACTTATCGACCTCGGCAATCCATGTATCCCGCGCTACTCGTAGCGGAGCGATGACGAGAACCTTCCGTACATCAAAGCTGTCGAAAAGAAGGTCGTTTATCGCCGTCAGCGTGATGCTCGTTTTGCCCAAGCCCATATCAAGCAGGACGGCGGCGATGGGATTTTCCTTGATGAAGTTGATGGCATATTTTTGATAGTCATGCGGTTCGTATATCATCGAGAATCTCTCCGATCTGGTTCATATCGTTAAGGAGATACACCTTGAAACCGAGATGCTGAAGCAAGCCATGCCTTGACACCTGTAAAGGACGGGGCTTTTTGCCCGGAGCCTTAACTTCCACAAATGCCATCAGCCCATGAGGGAGAAGCACGATGCGGTCGGGCATTCCGTCAAAACCGGGACTGACAAACTTGGGAGCGATGCCTCCCATATTTTTCACGGCTTTGACGAGACCCTGTTCTATTTGTTTTTCGCTTTTCATATTTGTCCTTTCTGGAACAACGGAACGAGTGGAACAACCATTTCCTTATATTCCTATACGTGCGTATATGCGGGTCTTTATCTCTTTATCGCCGAACAAATATAAGGGAAAAAGTTGTTTCTGTTCCGCATCTTGTTCCGCAGTTAGCCTTTTTCCTAAATTCGCTGCTTACCGTAGAGGGGCAGTCGTTTGGCGGCGGCACCGCGTTTCCAACCGGGAATCTGCGTCATAAGGGCAGCGATGGCATAGCTGTCGGCAGACTTCAGTTCGGAGAGGTTCTTGCCGAAGCACTCGCACCATATTTCCGCATTGGATACGGTCGTGCGTTCCGTGGTGCCTTTGACAGCGGTCGGATCGCCGGAGAGGAAACTGCGACGGGCATACACATCCATATCGTCCCATCCTTCGGGAAGGAGGGTGTTCAGATATTCCTCGACAATTCCGACACGCTCGTCCACCTCCATAGCGTTTCGCTGCGCCTTCTCGGACTCGGCGAGGATATCGCCTTCGAGATACAGCTTTTCGCCGGACTCCCAGATAGCCTTCGCCTCTGCCCAGAACTGATCGCGGTCTGCCTGGGTGAAGTGCCAGCTCTGCTTCTGTGTTTTCTGATGCGCTTTGATGATCCAGAAACGGCGGTTGCCCGTGATGTCACGGAGGTAGCCCCGTTCACCATTGACCGTGCCGATGATGATGCACTGGCGGGGGTGGCTTTCGACCACTCTGCCGTAGCTCGGACGGTATTTGTCATCAGAGGTGGAGAGGAACGATTTCACCTTTTCGATGTCGGCTTTTTTCATTCCGGCGAGTTCTCCGATTTCGACCACCCAGAAGCCCTGCAGTTTTTCCGCTCCGGCTTTATCGTCCATATCCGTCAGCGAGAGGGATTCGGAGTAGTATTCGGGTGTGACGAGGTCTTTTACGATGGAACTCTTGCCGATGCCCTGCTCGCCGTCAAGTACCGGCACACAGTCGAACTTGATGCCGGGACACAGTACCCTCGCAACAGCGGCGGCGAAGGTTTTTCTCGTGACGGTACGGACATACTCCGTATCGTCAGCCTGCAGATATTTGATGAACAGTTCCTCGACACGCTTCACGCCGTCCCACTTGGGGAGTCCGTTGAGGTAATCCCTCACAGGATGGAAATGACGGTCATCTGCCACCTTGGTAAAGGAGACGTCGTAGTTTCGTGTGGTGAACTCGCCATAACGGATATCCACGAGCGATTTAAGCTGGGCAGAGTCGGCATCCCTCCAGAAAGAGTTTCCTTCGGGACGGTCCCACGGCATTTCACCTGTGACTTGGATGCGATTCGCCATATCGTTGAAAGCGAAGCCTTGCAAGTCGGGATCGTTTTCAAGGATGAGGTTCAAGTTCCACACGCTGTTTTCCAATGCCCCGGAGCGGGGTACGAAGTGAAGCCGCTTATGCCAGTCGGCATCATCGGAGAAATCCTCTCCGGCTTGAGCGATACGCTCGGCAGCAAGATTCTCTTTGACCGTATCGTCCGAGAGAGCAAGTTCGGTCATCTGCTTGAAGGACTTCTTCTCATCATCATCGCCGAAGCGGTGGATGCGGACGAGGTCAAAAGCGTTCAGCAGTTTGCCGCAGGCGGGGTCCGTGGCGTGGTGGCTGTATGCGAACTTGTCATCATAGACCACGACACCGGCAGATGAGTCGGCGGAGATATAGTCGTAACGCCCCTCCATTGCGGAAGGCTCATATACATCGGCGAGGTAGGTTTCAATCACGGCGGCGATACCGTAGGCACGGCAGAACGCGCCCACCACACCGGGCTTGGCGAGAGGGTCTTCCTGCTTTTTGCCGCTTGCCTCACGGACGGCGCTTTCACGGGAGGAGGTCGGAAGCAGGGAGCAGTCCTTCCAGTTCGGATGCGCCGTGAGATATACATCGGGATCGAGCCATTCGCCATCGGTGATCTTGCTGATGAACTCTCCGTTTGCCGGAGTTGTCGGCCAATACATGAGCTGACTCGGCTTGTAGGAGCATTCATCAAACCGGTCGATGCCCCAATCGGAAGCGAAGTATCTGGCGAGAGCTACATACTCGTCCGGGGTTATGTCCCTCGTCAGCGGCACGATGATGCGGCAGCGAGGCTGTTCGGGCGTGTGTCCGTGAGTGGTATAAAGACAGGATGTATACCGGCACTCGGCGGTGAACTTGTCGATGAAACCAATCTCGGCATGGTCTGCGTCCATCGTCAGCATGGAACGGCAGGCCACGGTCTCACGCTTACGGCGGTTGCCTTTGAGATTGCCGCCCACAAAGCCGCCTTTGTCCTTGGCACGGTCCCGGTCATCCTTTTTGAGTTTCGGATATTCCTCCACGGTTTCGGTCGTGCGGATGGTGGTTTTCAGCCTTTCGCACAAGTCTTCCCATGTGGTGGTTTTATTCGCCCAGGTCTTTGCGTAGCAGCTATTGCCGTAGGCGATTGGCAGGTCACGCATTTTTGGTTACCTCCTTAAGGTCGGAATTAAAATATCGGATGGCGTAATTCTTACGCTTGGCTCGGTCAATTTCGGCAGCCATGCCGCTTGAAATCAGATCTCCGAAGACCCATAATTCGGCGCACTTGCTCATCAGCACATTTCCGAAGAACATGGCAAGCTCACGCTCTTTCGGATTGCTGTCATCCATGAACTGCGGAAACAGCAGATGCGGAGCGATGGGGAGATAGCCGCTGTCCACGGCGAATCTGCTGTATCTCTGTGCCGCCTTGACGTTTGTCTCCACATCTCCGGCATAGGGTGAGCAGATATACACAACAGGTCTGAATGCGAAGAACGCTTTTTCTTCTTTGGCAACGTTTGTCATTGCTTCGTATGCGGTAGGGTCGTAATAGCCCTCCGCATTGAACTTGTTTATTCCCATAGGATTTACCTCAATCTTTCTTATAAAATCCCGTGATATACCCGTCTGCCCGGAGGAGCAGTCCCTTTGCCCACGGCGGCGTTCTGCCCATCTGCTCACAGATGGTGTCAAGGGATACACGGGGGTCGGCTTCGATCACAAGTTCATCGTGGATATGCATCGTGACCGAGCAGCGGCGAAGGGTCTTCATGGCGTAGCAAAGGATGTCCCTCGCTGTTGCCTGAACGATATTCTCCACGAACTTGGGGCCGTAGCTTTCGAGCCGTTCCCATTTCTTCGTACCGCCGACACCTTCGTAGGTAATACAGGAGCCGCCGAATCTGTTCTCGCCGATTTTCGGTTTGACGTAATTGAGCATCCTGCCGGATGGAAGGAGTATGGAGAGCAGTCCGCTGCGGCAGAGAAAGCGAATGCCGTGTGTTTCGGCGGTGGTCTTATCCCGGACGGCGGTCAGCACGGCGCGGTCAACGTCCCACCAGAACTTGACGATGTTGGGGTTTGCCGCTCTCCATGCCTGAACGAGCGGCTGAAGCTCCTCTTCGGTCAAGCCCATCTCTAATGCTCCCATTGCCTTCAAAGCACCCACAGAGCCGCCGTAGCCGAGAGCCAGTTCAGCGATTTTGCCTTTCTGACGGAGGTGTCCGTTGACACCGTGCTTTTCGACCGGCACTCGAAACATCTGCGATGCTGAAGCGCAGTAGACATCTTTGCCTTCAGCGAATACCGCCTGCCGCCACGACTCTCCGGCGAGCCATGCGATGACCCTCGCTTCGATTGCCGAGAAGTCAGCCACATAGAACATTGCTCCCTCGCGGGGAATGAATGCGGTGCGGATGAGCTGCGACAGCGTGTCCGGCACATCCTCATACAGCATTTTCACGGCTTCATAATTGCCGCTGCGGACAAGCCCTCTCGCTTCAGCAAGGTCGGACAGATGGTTCTGGGGCAGGTTCTGCATTTGAATGAGCCTGCCTGCCCATCTCCCGGTGCGGTTGGCACCGTAAAACTGAAACATACCTCTGGCTCTGCCGTCCGAACACACAGCGTTTTGCATTGCCTGATACTTTTTCACCGAGGACTTGGCAAGCTGCTGGCGGAGAACAAGGGCATCGGCGAGTTCCGGCGGTGCGGTCTTCAGCATTTCGTTGACGACCTTCTTGCCGAGACTATCGGTTTCCAGACCGTTGTCGGCAAGCCATGACCGCATCTGCGATACCGAGTTGGGATTTTCAAGCTCCGTGATGCGGCGCATATCGTCCATCAGCTCCTGCCTTGAGACGGCATCCATTCGGGTAGCTGTATCTACAAGGGGCATATCCAGCCGAACCCCGCGATCATTGATCTCTTGATCAATGTGGTATTCGTCCCACACGAATTCCGGCACGGGGAACTTCATGAGCGTTTGCTGTATGCCCATTTCGGTTTCCACGTCACGGAGGTTATATGATTTGAAGAGTGACCATTTCTCCGGGGCATCCTCCGGGCGGTTGCGTGTTCTGCCGCCGTTGCTCTTGGTCGGAGCGCACGGGGAGCAGAAATACTTGATGAGTTCCTTGCCCTCGGTAAGCTTCTGTTTGTCGAGGTTCAGAACCGCGCCGACACCCTGCAGCGAAAGCGGCAGTCCCATATATGCCGCCCACACCATCGTGCATCGCCAGGATGAGGGGTCGAGGTATTCGCCCGTAGGCATTCCGAGATGCCGGGAAAGGCAGACCCTTTCAAAGTTGGCATTGAAGGCAAACTTCAGCACGTTCTCATCGGTAAGCGAGGCGGCAATGTCTGCCGGTATTTTTTCACCGAGCGCCAGATCGACCACATGGACTTCGCCGCCGTCAACGGCATAACCGAAGAGCAGAACCTTGAAGTCAAGGTCTTCCGTGTGTTTGTAGACACCGCACTTGCCGAGGTCGGTGCCGCTATATGTTTCAATATCTATACTTATGGTTTTCAAGAGTTGTCACCTCACATAGCCGTAAAGGGCGGCAGGATCGCTCCCACCGCCCACGGCGGTTGATTACTTAAAGTCTTTCATGCGTTTCTCGTGGTATTCGAAATCACGCTTTTCGCGCTCTTCCTCACGCTTCGCCCTGCGGCGATTGTCGAAGATGTCAGCAATGGAGTGGATCAGAAAGGTCACTCCGAGAAGAGCGTAGATGGACAGAAGTCCGATGCAGAGGATGGTGGTAATCATTTCGCTCATGACTTAGCCCTCCTTACGCCAGAAAATCGTCATCGTCATCGGTGTCGAAGTCGGATTCAGCTGAAGCCTTACCGCCGAGGGGTTCACCGTCACGAATCTTCTGAAGGTTGTTAAGACCGCAGGCAATGCCGCGATTTCCGTTGCTGTTGAAAGCGTAGAAGTTGATGGAGGCTCTGCCGTACACGCCGGAATAGCCCTCGCTGCGGACAAGGATGGGATTGCGGTCAGCGTCCACGATACCGGGAGCGGTCGTGGAGTTGGCATTCACGAAGTAGCACCCTGCGTAGGCGGGATCATCGGGGCGTTCGGTATCGCCGTCACGCAGAGGATTCTTGATAACGGAGAGAGCCGGGACGGACTTGCAGTTGCCCTTGAGCTTCGCCTCGCCCTTGTGGTAGGCGGCTTCGATGGCAGCCTTGATCTTCTGGACGGTGACGGTATCACTCTTGGGGATGATAAGGCTGACGGAGAACTTGGGAGCGCCGCCGTTGATGGACTTGGCTTCCCAGACATTCGCGTAAGACCAGCGAGTGTCCTTGCCGGTGATGACCTTCATGGGGTTGTTGACTTTGGTGTTGTTATTAGACATAATCGTTTACTCCTTTAATTTTCAAAATCTGATGCCGCTGTGTTCATTGCCGGACGCTTGTCGGACATCGGAACGAGCGTGGGCTTTCCCTGGGGCTTCGTGATGAAGCGGCCGAGGATTTCGTCAAACTTGGCTTTGCCGAGTGTTTTCTGCATCTCGGTAATGCCGAGCAGTTTCTGTTCGTAGGGGTCGTGACCGGCGTCGATTACCGCTGCGGCTACGAGCCTTTCATCGGTGTACTTGCGGTTGGAGCGTCCCTCGACAACCTTCCATCCGTTCCACGCCTTACCGCTGATGGCGGCTTGCAGGGCATATTCCTTGATGTCGTTTGCCCAGGAGACGAGGTCATCGACCTTGGTGAGAACATCTTCGACCTCCTCATCGGTGAGAAGCGGAGGTTCGGCGAAGTCGTAGGCGGCCAGAGCGAGGTTTGCTCTGGCGCGTTCCCGGCAGTCCGCTTTCGCCTTGCAGAACTGACACCATTCGCCGCAATGGAACTCGCCCTCACCTTTGAAGGCGAGCTCGGCGGTCGGCTTCAGAATGGTCTCTACCCATTCGAGAAGCTCGGCGGTCGAAACGGTGTAGGTGCTGACGTTGGAGCGGCGGGGCTGGTAGATAGTCATCGTGACCGTGTCGATGTCGTAGAGAGCATCGAAGATCTCCAGAGCGCCGAGCGCATACAGCATCATCTGCGGGTTGTGGTCTGCGGAGACCTCCACGCCCTTGCCGTGCTTGTAGTCCACGATGTTGAGGGTGCCGTCAGCGATGAGGACGCAGTCCCCGGTGCCGAATCCGCTCTCGACATATTTGGAATAGTCGAGCCGTTGCTCAATCAGCACGATGGGGTCTGTCGTGACCTTCTTCGCTTCGGTGAGAAGTTCAAGCACATAGGCGGCATAGCCGCTGGCGCATTCCTCCATCTCCTCGTTGTACCAAGAGAGGTTTTCGGTGGGATCTTCGGACGGGATGCCCAGAGCCGTCTTGAGCTTGTGTTCGCACAGACTGTGGGCATCCGTTCCCTCGGCGGCGAAATCGCTGCCCTTGTCCTCGTAGTTCTCGCCGAGCCTCGCGGACGGAGGGCAGTTCAGCCACCTGTGGGAGGAGGAAGCGGAAAGCAGAGCGTGATTACCCATTTTCGAGTCCCTCCGTATCTTTGATGAGGGCGGCATACTCCGAAGGGTCAATGCCGGAGAGCGTTGCCGCACCGTGTTTACGGAGAAGTTCCTTCACCTGCGCGGTGAAGCCACGGCTGGACATCTCTGCGAGAATCGCATGGACGTCTTCCTTGGTGGGAATCGGCTCGGTCGGTTTCGCCGGAGCTTCGGCGGTCTCGCCGCTGAACATCTCCGAAAGGGTGTCAGCCGCATCGTTAATAGCGACAGCCGCAGTTCGCAGGTCTCTGATCGCGGCATCCAGTTCGCTCATTTTTGACATCTTTGTGCGCTCCTTCCTTGATTTGCTTTTCTCTCACCGCCTGGGTGACTTTCTTTGCCAGTGTTGCCGACACGATGATGAAGTCGAGCAGAACATCAACAAGTTCTTCTTCTGGCTTCAGAGCATCTCTCTTTGCTTCGTTCATTCGTTTTCACCTCCCGAAGGAGCGGTATCGTTTTGCTCCTTACACTCTCCCATGAACATGAGGAGGGCATTTCGGAAAAAATCCGGGAAACTTTTTTCAAAAAATGTCGGGGAATTCTTTTTCGAGGACGGCTTTAACCTTTTTTAATCTGTAGGCATAGGTCTTTCTGCCAATCCCAATGCGTTCGCCGATGGCATCCTCTGATAAACCCTCAAGCCGCATCTCGCCGATTTTGATTGCCTCCGGCATCAGTTCTGTAAGCCGAGCGTACAGAGCTTTCATTTCGGAAGCCTCGATGATGATGCCTTCGAGTAAAGGCGAATCGTCTGGGATTACATCGACCCAGGCAGTTTCGTTTCCTTCGTCATCGGTTTCGGTGTAATCGAGGGAACGCATATCGCCCATGCGGTGGAAGGGGCAGGTCAGACAGTCCATATCGCAGGTGAGCCGCTTGCTTGCGGGACACACGCAGCGACCGTGCCGCTGCTGACGGATGCGGTAGATATTGATGTCATGGTAGTAGGCATCAAATTCTTCCTTGCTGACGGGGATGCTCTCCTTCGTGGAGCGGATGTAGACGGTGTACTTGATTTCGTTGTTTGTCATAAAAAAGCCCTCCGATTTTCGATTTCTCGAAACAGAGGACTCCGGGTTCGGCTGAAAAAAGGGTGCAGAAAACTAACCACAGCCCGACAGAGAGATTCTCCGTTTCGGTCTGCGGCAACCCGCTCAATAGGCAGCCGTCATTATTAACTTGTCCGCCGTGAGCCGTTGAGCAACGGTTCATGACTCCGTCCAGCTGACGGCGGTTGTTTGGGCTTAAGCGCCCAGGTGACACTACAGTAAACCTGTGATGTCAAGTTCGCTATGCGTCCAATTGTCCTAATGACCATCTCGGACTATGAGATGTATTTGAGTGTCAAACACTCAGGTGAAAGCGGATCTTCATCTGCTCTCAGCTCAGAATTTGACCTTTCCTCTTGTAAAATTGTACATTCTGTGGTATGATATATTCAAATATTGAATAAATATCTTATTTCAGAATATCTATTCGAGAAAGGAATTTTTAATATGTCGTTTTGCAATACTGATATACTCATTCGGAATATCACCCAGTTGATGAAGGATAATGGCATAACCCAGGAGAAACTCGCGGATATTCTCGGTATGTCGCAGCCCAACGTCAGCAAGGCTTTGAGCCTCAGAGACAAGAAATGTTTCACCCTTGACCAGGTCGTCGGGATAGCTGATCACTTCGGTGTATCCATTGATCAGCTTGTTGGCAATACCGCTCCAAAGTCTCTTGAAACGGGACCTCGCGCCGTTGCACGTTTCCTTACCGGCGTTCTCGAAAGCCACGATGCGCGGTACACCACTATCGAGGTCGAGGAGGGAGTCTTTGATGTGAAAACGGTCTATAACGTTTTCAACGGCCCGGAACTCAAAGCTGAGCAGACTACAAAGAAGGTGTCATATCCTGCAATTTATTTCCCGGATTACTGGAAGGTGCCATTCCCTGAAGACAACTCTGACGAGGAAGCCATGGCGCTTCTCAGCGAAGCGCAGCAGATCGGCAACGGATCAAGGATGATGCCGCTAAACGATTTCCTGCGTAAGTTCATTCAGATCTTTGAGATCCATGAGGCGAACGGCGTTGATGATGATGCTTACCGAACCGTGGTGGACAGCTACCTTGGAAAGCTCCGTGAGTGCTAATTATCCGAATCGATGAGTAGCAGGTCGCCGAAGACCTCGTCGTAGTAGATCGGGCTGAGATCCTCAAAGCCAGTAGCACCATATCTCCTGAATACCAATTCTGCAACCTTGCTGCCGTACTCCGCCGAAACGGACGCAGCGAGGTTTTCTATGTTGATCCGCCAGTCTTGTTTGGTCATGGTTTTGCCTCCAAAAGAGAGAATTTTGTGTGACCCGAAGGTCTGTCTATATTGTATTGGAAAGGCTTTTCCGACTAAATAAGCCCGGTATGGAGCGAATATGGGGAGAATATGGACGGGATATGGAACATGAAAAAAGAGCAAAAAAAAATAAGCCTCCCGCCGTTAAAGCAGGAGGCTCATAATCCCCGGATCAGTCTATAAACAGTTCCGGCATATTGAATTTTATCTCGTTTGCGTCAATCTCAACGCTTGCATTCCCGCAAGTCATTACAGCTTTTTTTACACGGATTTCTCCGTCAACAACGGCTATATATTTTACCCGGTTGCGCGGTTGCTCCAAAAAAGTAGCCGAATCGCGTGTGAAACCGACGCGCTGCAGGAATATGGTCAGATCGTTTGTCGTGCCGTATTCCACAAATTCATACCAGTCGTTATCAAAATGATCCACATTGTGAAACGCCTTGTACTCAAGGGAAAATTTGCGGAAGTAGTTTGATATGCTGAACAGAAGCACGTTTTCAATCACGCCGAGCGTTTCAGCAATTATATAATTCTTATGATCTCTCGATCCGTCATACCACTTTGCGATTTGAAGATTTCCGACCCATACGCCTGTGTCGGGATGATCGTGTTTATAGCCGATAGCGTAGTTGATGATCGAACGGAGACCGTTGCCGCGGATCCAACGTAACAGGATAACAGCATACCACTTCAACACATTGGGGGATTTCCCGATGGTTTCAGATTCGTATTTATCCCATTTGAATACGCGACTGAGCATTCCGAGAAATCTGACAAGCTCGTTGAAATCAACATCGTCGTTTTCGCCTTTCAACTCGGGATATTTAGCGCCCTGTTTGATTACCTCGGAAAGTGTAAATGCCTGGTCATATGAAAGGGTTATATCATTGCTCGTCTTTTCCGGCGGGAAGTTCTTCATGATTGCAGACTTCTGCCCTGGGGTGACATACTCTTCAAACATTTCCGTCAGTGGCGAATCAATACCGGCAGCGTAATCATTCATTATGATAAGAGCCATTTTCCGGAGAGCGTCAAAATCACGGTCGGTTGCTTCCGCATGACAGGTGCTCATCTCTATATCACCGCGCACAAGATCATTTACAAGCGCCGGATAATGCGATCTGTTTTCGTCAAGGTCGAAAGACAGCTTCTGTTCAGGCACATCATTGTTGAGAAGCCGCTCATACTGCTTTTCCGTAAGGCTTGAATCCATGCGGAGAAGAAACACATTACCGAAAAGATTGTATTTTATACGTCCGACACGCCCTACAAGGTTTCGGAACTCGACTTCGTCCATATTGGTGGTTCCGTTCCGGTAGCTTGTGATGAACAGATTGTCGGCAGGCAGGTTGACGCCCTCAACAAGGGTGCTTGTGCAGAAAATGGTGCGAAGGTCGCCATCTTCAAAGCTCTGCTCGATACGCAGGCGTATATTCGCGGGCAGATAGCCCACATGATAAGCAACGCCTTTTTCAATAAGCTCTGCGAGGTAGCACTCTCTGTGGACATCGTTTTTGATGTCATTTGCCAGTTTTGTGAGGTTGGGGTTGTTCAGCGGCTGCAGACTCTTTGCATATTCCATCGCAAAATCTACGACCTTCTGCCGTGCGCTACAGTATACAACATTCTGCTTGCCCCTGCCGACCCTGTGGATGATTTTCGCCAGTGACATGTCCGTTGGCACGCGATATACATACTCAAGGCTCTTTTTATGCTCATTATGGATACACATTCTGTTGTTTGGAAGATCCATAAAGAATTTGAACTGGCTGACAGGAGTAAAACGCGATGCAAGACGCTGCACCTTGCTCGGCCGGACACCGGGGATTGTACGGAGATATATCTCAGGATTGGGAATATTGGGAGAAGCGAAAATAACTGTGGGCGGCTTCTCCAGTCGTCTCAGTTGCGGAATGACCTTATAATAATAACTGCCGCGGCCACCGCGCTCCGAAATCTTATGTGCCTCATCCACAAACACGAAATCAATGTTCATTTCGGGGCGCTCAATCAGAAGGTGATGCATATCAAAAGGGAGGTTCTTCTTCTGAGTGAAGGTGGACTTTATCACGATACGATCTCCAACAGCAATTGACTTCACAACGTCAATGAACTTATCGTCCCATCCGTTAACCCACATACCGCCATCAATATACTCATCTGAAAAATCTCTCCACTGTCCGTTTTCATCATTGCCGGTAGTGCCGACGTACCATGCATAATCGATACCCAACCCGTCTAACAAGCTTCCGGGTAGATCATACTGTGTAATCACGGATCTTGCGTCTCCTGTTTGCTCAAAGAATGCCTCCGCCCATTCTGTAAAAGCAGTTCTTTTGAAAACTATCAACTGCTCAAACTTATAGTTGACCTTACCAGCTGCGGATACCTGCGCACCGATGATTGCAACATTTTCGAGCTGTTTATATACTCTTTCGAGGATATACTTGACAAGAACATCCCTTTTTACTTCCGGGACACAAACAAATATGACGATTGGAGCAAAATAACGAAATTGCTCGGATACCCGGTTGGTAATCTGCCGTTGTTCTTTAATATGTGATATTCTTGCGTCACGCCCGAAATTGTCTTTGCTCCATGCCTTAAATTCGTCGCCCTTATTACGCGCGTGAGGGTTTGCATCAATCAGGGCATCCAACGTCTCTGTAAACGAATTAAGTGTTATTTCAGCCATTTTCTTTGCCCTTCCTCTCTACATATTGATGTATGGCATTAACAAAAAACTGAGGACTCCGTACAGTTCCGGAAACCAGTCTCGACTCAAAGCCCTTTGCAGCCTTATATGATAATGGCTTGCATGGATATCTCAGATACTCTGACAATGACACCTCAACTCTATCAACGGGGTATAACGTTGAGCTTGATGCAAACCTTTTGCCGTCAGCCCCCCAGCAGGAGTTAGGCCATTTATGATTCTTTCCCAGTTCATTATCTTGTGAAGAATCATATTGCTCAGGGGCAAGAATCTTTTTAGCTATCCAAGAAATAACATCAACCGTAACAGCGTTTCCGACAAGCTTCCATCGGATGTTCGGTTTGGCTATCTCTTCGGCTGATTTCGTCCAATCTTCAGGAAAGCCTTGCAACCGCTCAGCATCTCTGATATCTGGTGATCCGACTGTTCCATCGGGGAAGGCAATGGCTGGAGCAGAGGGTATGCCAATTGTTGAACCAACTTTCAAGGTTGGAATTGCATTTTGATAGAGACCAATAGCGTATTTTCCTTCTGTCCAGTAAAAGCCACAAGGCTCCTCAAATTCTGTTGAAGTTATTATGCCATGCTCCTGTAAAGAGTTTCCGCTCAGCAGTACATCTCTGGGATTGTTATGTAATGCTGCAACCACGAACACTCGACGCCTACGTTGCGGAACAAAAGCTAAAGAATCAATCATCCTATATGCCCAACTATACCCAAGTGCTTCCAACTCTTCGGTAATAGTCCGGATTGTTTCTCCCTTCCTTAAGAAAAGCATATTGGGAACATTCTCAAAGATAACCCATTCAACTTTCTTCTTTTCTAACAGGCGAAAAACCTCTCTTACCAAGGATGAGCGTTCCCCAGACAAACCTGTCTTGACACCTATCGTACTTATATCCTGACATGGAAATCCCGCACAGAGTATATCTGTATCGTCAGGAAGCGCATTCAAGTCACATATACCGTCAACCAATGAAATGCCAGGAAAATTAGTCCTAAGTACATGCTTGGCGATTGAGTCAATCTCACACGCCATGATGGTTTCAATCCCAGCTTGCTTGAAGCCGAGTTCAAATCCTCCAATTCCCGCAAACAAGCTGACCATTTTGAGCGGCAGCTTTTCCGATGTTTTATTGCTCATAAGCATCAACTTCTTCCGTTTTCTCTATCTTAAGAATGCTATTGCAGACGAGTTCAATCAAGCGTGGTGGGACGCTCTCTCCAATTACTTTACAGCACATATTTGATGCGATCTTCTTCCCATTGATGCTGAACGAATACTCATAATCGCTTATTGTTTGTAAGCACATGCCTTCATATACCGATAAAGTACGGTTTTGACTTGGATGTATTTTTTTATCCGAAGTTTCCACCTGAAGGTTTTGTGTTAATGTTGGAGCTGGCGAATCCCAAGACATTCTTCTATAGGCGCTATCAAATCCTTTTATTCTTCTTCTTTCTCCCGTAAGTTTATCGATCATCGTTGGTCTGGGAAGAAGGGCTCCGCACCTTTGGCAATAAATCGGTGTATCATTTCTGTAAGTGTGCCGACCATCTACAAAACGCATACCGTGCCTCGGGTTTTTATCATATCCACATTCTGCACATTGATTGTTATATGCCGTTTCATTAGGCGGTGTGTTTTGAATCCACCAGAACTTATCCGGTTTCATAATTGGAACGCAATGCCAAGGAATTGACGGATCTTGGTTTTTACCTTTTTCCGCGGAGAGTGGCGGCAAAGAGCCAATTGCCTCTCTTAATGTAACCCAACGTTCCGTGTCTTCCGTTTCGGTTTGTGAATGTGTCCTCTTTGGCAAAAATGTTTTGTTCTTCAAATAATACTTTTTCCCGGAATCCCTTCTGGTGAAAATAGTAATTAACCGGACTCTTGTTTGTGGGATTCCATAATCTGCGCAATTAACAATTTCTGGACCACCAATGTAATCCGGTGCCAATTCGTCCCTAATATAGTCAATAATATTCTTATATTCTCCGTTGCCGACAGGGATGATTGTATTCTGCATTCCCTGGACATTTTCTAGGAGTAGCCATTGAGGTCTGAGCTTTTTTACAATTTCTATGGTCGGAATAATCAGCTGATTCCGAGGATCATCTTTAGGCGCACGCCCTCTTCTTATTTCTTGCAACCGCTTGCCAACAGAATTAAAAGACATCCCTTGGCACGGTGGGGTCGCATAAATAAGAAACGGCGAACCAACGTCGTAGCCATCCCAGTTCTGGATGATTTGATCCTTCATTTGCCAAATATCTCCGCAAAGGCACTCAGTTTCAGGGTAGTTCTCCCTATATAAGGCACACCGACTTTCTACCAGTTCATTGCTGAGCAATATCTTCAAGCCAGATGCCTTTATCCCCAGTTCGCCTATACCGGCAGAAGAGAACAAGCTTAGTACATATTTATCCATATCTCTATTAGTAAAGGAACAGGAGATGTCCCTTATTGCTGCCTCCTCTGTGATTACATTTCTGCTTTTCCGCTTTGAACCCATTGATCCAATTCCGAACGCTTGAATTTCCATTGCTTACCGATCTTTTTCGCAGGAATATCTTTTCCTTTGCGAATCCAGTCACGGATGGTGGCAGGTTTAACTCCAAGGTATTCGGCAGCTTCTTCAATATTAATCCACTTATCGTTTGTTAGTTCGGCCACGGGGGCAACCTCCTTAATCGCAATTTAACCCATATAACCATTTTAGTATAGCACGATTTGGTGCGATTTTCAATATGTTTTTTGCGAAAATTTATCGTTATATGCTGTTTATTGTAATTTGTTGTTATCCTCTTTTATATCTAACCTTTAGCCTCGCCACGCAATTATCAAACCCGTAGTCTCATAATTCGACTTTTTCGGTGTGCAGGTTAGATGATGAAAAAGTTTGAAAGGGATTCCGAGCTGCCTCCGGTTTTGAGGGCAGACCCCGGAATCCCTTTATTTCAGTAGATTTCAGCCTTTTCCGGCATCGGTTCTCGTCATCAATGCTACAGTCTCCACGTGGATTGTGTGTAGGATACTATCTCTATAACCTTTTAATTTTTCTCGAGCCTTTTAATTATTCTATGAAAAATTAAAAGGTTCGGCAGAGTGGGTTCACTTTTTCCTGAGGTAGCGTTTGCCAGAAACTCCATAAGCGAAAAGAAGCGAGGTCGGTAGGTTCAAATGTGAACCTACCGACCTCGCTTTTGGCTTTATATCAAAGGAATTTCAATAGGAAAAATTAAAAAGTACGGTAGCAATTTGTATCATTGCTACCGTACCTTTGTGGTGGGGGTGTCGGGATTGGAACCGGTATCATCCTCAACCACATAATTGTAGGTGTTGGAGACGTTATTATTTGTGATCGTAACGTTGGTATCACCAAACTGTACCGTAAGCTCAACGTCATTGTCCAGAGTGAGGAAGTACGTCCGGGAGGAGTAATCGTATGACCACGACTTGATGTCATAGTACGTTTTCGTAGTCATATCGTAATACCTGTTGTTCGTCTCATCCACGATAGTGACGTCCGTATAGTAGTTGTCGGAATTGTCGACGTAGATACCGGTAAGATTGTCAACGCGATTGTTGATGGTGTAGTAGTTATTAGTGGCAGTAGTATCAATGGGTGTAATGCGGTATACGGGAGTAAAAATAGACACGGATTGACGATAAACGCCCGCACGTATAGAAGAAGAGATATTCCCCGCAGCATCAGAAAAACGCGCTGACGTAGGAACATATCCACCTACACCATAATCTCCACAATCACGAGGCTCCCATAAATATGTGTCGTGATTATAAAAGTTCGAATTTGAAGCAGTCTCATGTGAATGTGCGACAATAGTTGAACTAAGAAGTTCATAATGACCCGCAATAGGGCTTAAAAAGTAAGAATATGAACTGCTAAATATGAAGTTAGAATAGGATCCTTTAAGAAAAACCGCGCTAATGATTGAGTTGTCAACAGAAGCATCAACCTTGCCAGAATGGCTTTTAACAAAACCATCATAACCGGAATAAAGAAACTGATACGAGCCAAACATACCGGATAAACCTATTTTTTTATTGGCAATATCAATCCATCGTGGTTGCCACAGCAACTTTCCATCGCTGGTATACCCTGTGGCCGGGAGCTGATCAACATACTGATTGTAGTCCAACTTCATATCATCCGGGCTTGTCCATGTGGGCGTGGTAGGTGTATCAGAACCACCTCCGGAGCTACCGCCGCTAGTCTCACCGGAGCCACTGCCGGAGCCGGAACTGCCACCGGAACCACCAAAGCCGCCACCGCCAAAGCCTCCGCCACGATCGCCGCCGCTGAAACCACCGCCGCCGGACCAGCCGCCGCGACTGCCGCCGCTGATACCGGTACCGGAACTACTGTCACCAAAGAGCAGATCATAGACGATGTCCCAAAAAGTGGTCGGCTTGTATGTACGGTTTCCACCACCAAAGCCATCGGTAAAAACCGGGGAAATACACGAAAATGCTATTGTAATCGCGCAAACAACTGATATAATGCGTTTAGGGGGATACAAAAAAATCACCACCCGGAGGAGAGAATATGAACCACTACATATACGCCCAGATACTGAATATGCAGGCCATGGCAAAGACCTTTGGGCAGTCCTGCGAACTGGCGGCCATGAAGGATGACGGCCAGATCAGCAAGGACGAAGTCAAGCAACTGAAGCGTATCAAAGCCGCCGTGGAAGCGTTCTGTAAGGAACTGGATAAAGTGAAGGACTGATCTCTAATCCCTCGCCGCTGGCGGGGGATTTTCCTTTGTAACACATTTTCCCGATCTGACGCCGGGCAACTAAGATCTATCTGTGTTACGCTTCTTCATCGGCGCGGCCTTACTGCCGAAACGCTGGGGGAACAGCCAGCGCAGCAGCCGGGCGACCACCCAGACCATCAGGCAGGATACCAGCACAAGGATGAACAGGCAGACCAGGACAATGGCCGCCGTAACGAGAAACTTTATCATAGCAATACCTCACTTCAAAATCGTTTGGACCTGCGGTAGATATATAGAAACAGACCGGCCACCACGGCCAGCAGCGTGGCTGTCATAAAAAACGCCAGCAGCGGCTGGGCGAATACCGCCGAGAAGACGCCGCTGATCAGATCGCAGATGTCGGTCAGAAATACGGATACGGTCATAGGCACCTCCAAAAATGGAAGGGGTATGGGGCGTTCCCCATACCCCTTGTGTGCGGCATCAGCCGCGGGCAGCGCGCTTGGCCTTGCGGAAGATGGAAAAGCCCAGAGTCACCAGACCGGCGCAAATGAACAGCGTCAGAATGGGATTGGCGGTCATGATGTCCCAGACATCACCGACCAGCGTAGCCAGCGTACTGGTGTTACCAAGGATGGTAGCAACGGTGGTGGAAGCAGCAGTCTCGGCAGTGCCCTCCTTTCATAGATTTGATGGTTGCGGGAGGAGGAGTCGAACCTCCATCTCCGGGGTGAGAACCCGGCCAGCTACCTTTACTCACATCCCGCCATGTAACACGCTGCGGAGCTTCAGACTGCGCCGATCAGCGCCGCAGCGTGCCGTTGTTGTGTTACGATTGCGCGTCAAACAGGCGATCCAACTCACGCAGCCGGACATCCAACTGACCGAGGAATTGTGCGGCCTTGTAGTAGCGATCCTTCAGCACGTTCAGGCTCTCACGCTTCTCTGTGATACGCTTATCCAGCTCTGCCGCCTGCCGTTCCTTCTCCGGCAGCAGCATATAGCAGTTGTAGACCATACGCTCAAACTTCTGGGTGAAGTTGTCGCCGATCTGCTGGCTGATGATCTCTATCATCTCGTCCGAGAACCGGACGGAACGGATGTTGTTCTTTGCCATGTTATCCTCCTATGCCGGTCTGCAGCCAGTGGAACAGGAACCGTCCCAGCGCATAGGCGAAGCCGCCTATCACGCACCACTTGAGCCTGTCACAAAACCGCATGACCTTCCTCCTGTACTTATACCATGCGTGGCGGAGACACCGCCACACGGCGTAGAATATCTGAAACTCGTTCATGTCATATACCGTCCCGCCATCGCCGAGAGCCTGTCAGCCTTGTACTGCTGTACCAGCCGGGTATACTTGGGGTTCTCCACTGTGGGACGTTCCCTGATCAGGCGCTGGAACTCATGTATGCCGTAGATCTGAAGCAGGGCATCTATGGCGTTGCCCGCCTGATTGACCACATACTCACGGCAACGGTCTATGTTGTAGTCCATGCCCGGTGCCGTATATATCTTGATGGGTGTCAGCACCTCCAGCATATCCAGCCAGTAATCCGTCATCTGCCAGCGCCACTTGTTGGTATCGGTATCATCCGGAATGACATACCGAAGGTAGTTCAGCAGCACACCGGAGAACGCCTCGCCCACGGTCATGGGTATCTTGGTGAACTGCAGCGCCCGGTCGTCCCGGAGCTGCATCTCCACGCGCACCCAGTGGGTACCGGGTTCACAGTGCCGTTCGGCGGCCTTGTCGTAGATACGGACCAGCACCTTGCTCTGCGGGCTGCCGATCTGCACCGTGGAGCCCTTGGAGCTGAGCACGGTCTCCCAATAGTCGCTGCGGCTGACGTAATGCTTGCGGCGGGTGTCCTCCGCGACTTCGTCTATATCCAGTATGCCGGTGTGGTCATCAAAGGCCACGTCCAGACGGGTGATCTTCAGCTGCTGGGCGGCTATCCAGCCGAACAGGTCGTCCCAGCTTTTGGCGGAGAGGGACTCGAACGTCCGGCAGCCTTGACCTGACATCTCCACCCACACGCCCATATCCTCCCGGCCGTTGTAGTGGACGCTGATGCAGGAGAAGTATTTGCGGTCGCGGTAGCCGTGGGCGCCCTTCGTCTCCTGCCATGGGCAGTGCGTCAGGCCGAGGGCTTCTATCATCTGCTCGGGCGTGTGGTTCTTGCTTGTAAATGAAAGCCAGTCGTAAAGAACAATGTTCTCCTTTCCTTCCATAACAGACCCCCTAACCGGCTATCTTGTAGGTAGTGACCCCCTGTTAGCGGGGGGGTCACGCCGGGAGGAGCTACCTCCCGGCGCTTTGCGGAGATCAGGGAAGTATGGAAAGCCTTAGAAAGAGACTTCGTTCAGCTCGACGGTAACGCCCGTAGACGCAGCCAGCGACACGCGCTTCTTCTCGTCGAAGTACAGGTTGACGACTTCCAGCGGCTTAAGGTCTTTCCATACGGCGTTGGACACGCAGCGCAGCTTCTCAGCCTTCATGCCGTTGGCGCTGTAGTTGTCAGACTTGTAGGAGCTGACCGGGGAGATGACGAACAGCTGATAGTACGGCTGCATGACGATGACCTTCTGGCCTTTGTCGTCCTCGCGCTCGGTCTCCATCTGACCTTCCGCCCAACCAGTTACGACCCACTCACGTTCTTTGAATGTGTACAGCTTGCTTTCGTTTGCGCTCAT